GTTGCTAATCCACTTGGATAGAATAGACCCATATATGTATCACGATTTACTAGACCTTCTTCACCTGTGCTTGATGCACCCGCGTCATTATTAGCCCATGCTTGAATTGCAGTAGCGTCATCTGGTAATCTCATTGGTGTATCACCTAGAATATAACCAGTTTGACCACGATCATTATTCAACACAATCATCCCGGGTTGTAGTTCTGGATAGTTAGGGGTTGCAAGCAAGTTAAAGAAATTATCTTCATCACGTATTGCTGTATTAGTAGCAATTGCCGCATTTAATGATTGTACAACCATTGCACGTTGTGCTTTACGGCCCATATAAGGGGCACCATTTGTTTGATTACCACTTACTGTTACCCAAGTATCAGTGTATGTAGGCAATGTTTCATCTGGGAAATCTGTGCTATTAAAATAGTCTGACCTGTACTGTTTTACATTGTAACCATTACGGCGTGTGTTAAATAACAACATACCTGATGGATATAGTGTTGGATCTGGAGCATCTAAATCAAGATTATCACTGGTCAACAAACTAACAATTGTTGGGATAGGATCATCTACTGGACTAATAGTATCCTGATCATCTGACCATCGTGCATCAGCAAATAATACACCTGTGCTACCTGTTTGGTCAGTATTGTCTATTAACACCCACTGATCGGTACCATTAACACTTTGCCAACGACTAATTACTGGGTAGTTTTCTAAATCACTAGTATCAATCCATATATCACCATACTCTAATGCAGTAGCATCACTTTGCACTAATGGTGCAGTAGCACTAATTAATGGTCCGTTAGGATCGGTTGTATTAGTTCCACTTGGTAGAGGGAAACCACTACTGTCATAATCTCTATTACCATAACCATACCATGCACCGGCGTAATTAATCATAATGTCAACTTGGTCAACTACACTGTAGAACCAATTTGTATCATTAGCAGGAGCTACATTTGGTTCACCTTCATTAGCAATATATGTAAATTCTACCCAGTTACTTAATTCTGTAGTAAAGTGTGAAGGAGGTTCACCTGATATATATGTACATGATGTTGCTGCTCCTGCAGAAACTGATGTTATTTCAACAATCAAATTATTTGCTGGTGCTGTTCCACCTAAACTAGTACCTGCAATAGTTACTGTATCGCCGACTGCGTAACCAGATCCACCGGCTCCACTGATACCATCACCGTTAACTATATAAACATTTAAAAACGTATTAACAGCGAAGGTAGCACCTGTTCCAGATCCACTAGTTGAAGTTTGAGCTACGGTAAATGCCGCACTAGTTGAATTTCCATATTTCACACCATCAGTTGTACCAATGATAAATCCAGCATCTTCTATTAACCCATTAGATACATTAGTAGCAACAAAAGATGAATTATGATAATCACTCATAATAATTACTCCACCTGCAGTATGAGTCAACTGAATTGCACCGTCTGTAGTTACACTTGCTGTTGTGTAGGGGATTCCGGCTGCTGCCCAAGCTGTTACAAAATCTGTAGCATCTGTATTATCTGCTAATGTAAACTCATATCCAGTACTTAATGTACTAGATCCGGGAATACTAACATATACTAACATATAATATGGTCCACTTGCAAAGTCTGGGGCTGTATCAGAACCAGTAATTACAGTTGGGCCAGTTGCAATTCTTTCCCACAAATAGAATGGAGCACTACTAGCTGGATTTGTTCCAGAAGTATTAAATGCATATTGTCCATATATAGTTCCTGCAGGAATAGCTTGACCACCTGTAGCATCTAAATTATTTATTGCTTCCGAATCAGAAGTAGCTAAAGAAACATTTTTAGTTTGAAATGATTGTGTAGCACCATTGAATACTGATAGTACTGGATTTAAACCAGTACCAGCAGAACCAACCTTTAACCATACTGAACCAGTTGGTCTAGGTGTTGATTGATTGCTTCCCCATAATGGCATTTGAGCACTTGTACCATATGCAAATAAAGGTTGATTATATGTTCCAACATCAATACCTAAATTAGTAAGTGCAGTCCCTGATCCATTTGCTATAACCAAACTTGATGTACCTGAAGAAAGAAGTTGATTACTAAATAAACATAATTTACCACTACGAACTTCAGCACTTAATCCAGTCCAACCTAAAGTATTAATTGCGGCAGCAACACCTGCTACATTATTATTAGGAGATGCAGGAACTGTAATAGTTGCTGTTACTCCCGTTATACCTGACAAATTAATAGTAAATGTATTAGCGGCTGTTAATGTTGGATTAGAATTTGTACCTTGCACTGTAGGAGTATCTAATCTCCAATCATCCCGACCTAATACTACCCAAACGTTGGAAGTTGTTTTGTAATAATATGTTCTATAACTTCCAGTAGGCTCAGTTGTAACTTGAATTGCATTTACAGCATAATCACCAATGTTACCTATACTACTTAATGGAACTCCTGCAGGTATATCACTTGCATTTGTGATAACAATTGGAGTTTGTAATGTAAATTGTGCTGTGGTCTGATTAAATTCATAGATACCCCATGTACTTGTAGTAGTATCTAACCAATATGTGCCGGCGTCTGGATTGCCAACTGGGCGACCTGTTTGACCTACTAAGCTAGCTAAATCAATGTCGGCACGTAAAACATAACAACGATTTGTCACACCTAATGTACTATAGGCTGCTAACAATCCATATTCGTTTAATTCATAACCCTGAATTGGGGTACCATTTGTTGTTGTATAGAAGAATGGTGAACCATATAAGTTTACTAAGTCTCGTTGACTTGTTACTTGGAATAGTTTATTTGCGTTAGCGGCCGTTGTTGCGGCTGCTACACCTGTTCCAGATGCATCAGCTTTGTTTTGCGCTGTTGCTAATAGAATAAGTGGGACTGAATTCGTTGGGGCTGGAAGATATTGACTCTGGTCAATGATCGTTACTTCTACGCCTGGAGATGTTAATGCCATTTTATATTTCCTTTATGTAAAATTTTAAGGTTTACTACCTGTTTGCATACTAATATTTATCAAATACTTATAAAAAGACATAGTTACTGTGCCTTCGAAGGTTCTGGGCATAAATACACTATGAGACCAATATGCAATACTTGTGGGAAGAATCACTCTGCCGTTAACTATAACCGAGCAGGAGTAACACACTATAGAAGCATGTGTGATGAGTGTGGAAGAAAGAAAAATAAACTTAAACCCAGAAGCCCTAAATGGAAAACTAAGGGTTATAAGAAAAAAGCCGCATGTGATTTATGCGGCTTCAAGGGACTATTCACTAGTCAAATTACCGTCTTTCATATTGACGGTAATTTAGATAACGCTGAACTATCTAATTTACGTAGTATCTGCCTTAACTGTGTAGAAGTAGTTAAAAAGAAAGAAGTTACTTGGAAACGAGGGGACTTACAGGTTGACCACTGAGTTAACTTGTTTATGTAACTCATCAATTGAACCATTATTATCAATATAATGGTCATATAATAATCCAATACTAGAGTATTCACTTGCATGAACGCTATAGTTACCTAACTCTACCATAGCTTTCAACCGTTGTTCACTACCTTCAGGTTCATTGTTATAATCAACTGCGGCACTATACCAAATAGGTCGTTCACCCCTACTTACACGCATTGTAATGCCACCTACACTTTTAATAGAGTTGACTTCATTAACAAAACGACAATCTGTAATCACAATATTCTCATCAGTTTGACGTAGTTTATTTTCTACACTTGCTACCCAAATATCAGTATGAAAGTTGTTACGACAGACTTCTGTACCCCAGTACTGTAATACCCATCTTGGTGTAATTTCCATACCCAATCGTTCACTCCACCATTCATCACGTTGCTCACGCCAAGCACGACTGGTTTTAGTTGAACCTTCCAAGTATTCTCTGTTCCAACCAAATACACTGGCTACTGCATCTTTTAATGATGCCGCAAAACTGACACGCTTAAACCCGTGAAAGGTGCAAAGATAGTCAGCAATAGTGTCCTTGCCTGACCCAATTAATCCCGTGACTCCAATAATCATATGGTAACTCCTGTAATACATATTGTACTACAGGAGAATTAGAAAGTAAAGAGTTTATTTTGCCGAAACAGCAACATAAGCAGGGCCAGTATAACCATCAGGATACTTAACAAAATGTTGAATAGTTCTATGCCATCCTTCTAGTAATTCATATCCATTGGCTGATTTTATTAGTAGAACTGGTTCTTTGCTAACACCACCTTGTTGTTGTGCTAATGCCGCTTGAGTGGCGTGTCTTTCTTTGTCTTTTGGAATACCCATACCTAAATCACTACTTCCACCGGCACGGCCTATTAATAGTTGTTTAGTCTTTGGGTCAAACATATCCACTGTGAACTTCATATTAGGTACAAGTTGCCATTTGGAACTGGGAGTAAGTCCTGCACCTTGCACTTTTTCCATTATGCCGTTTTTAATTGCGTCTACAGGCAGATTGCTAAAATCACCTTTGTTAGGAACTAACCAATCTTTGAGAACATATTCAGGCCAAATAGGCAATAAACTTTTTACATATTGTAGTAGTCTATTTCTATACTCAACAATAAACTCTTGGGCTCTCATTTAACCTTGTACCCAAGTCAACGGTTGACTGTAATCTACATAACGTTTTAGTTCTTCAATAAGTTCTTGTTGTAATTGTTTAGATTCAGCTTTCATTGCCGCACCATTCAAACTTGTACCACCACCTGGACCTGCAATACTTGCAAACTTCTCACGTGCTTCACCAATGATACCTTTTAATATAGCATATACCCAATCACCAATCCAAACACCAGCTCCCGGATCTTGTAGTAATACTTCTTGTGTTCTTTGTACATCTGCCCAAATTAATACACGTTCTCCAGAACCTTTTGGGTCACGAACAATACGTAATACTTTGGT